AAGCTTGTGTTTGTTGACTACTTACAGCTTGTCACAGCGAGTGTCGGATCAAAAGGAACCAGAGAACAAGAAGTCTCAAAGGTTGCTAGGGCACTCAAAAACTTGGCGAAAGAATTAAATATCACTATTGTTGCTTTATCGCAACTTAATCGTGGTGTTGGATTTAGAGCTGAAAGTAAGCCAACATTATCTGACCTTAGAGAGTCAGGTGAAATAGAACAGGCAGCTGACATTGTAGCGTTAGTTTACAGACCTGAATACTATGGCATTAATCAAGACGAAAGCGGTAATGATACTAGAGGTAAGGCTCAAATCATTTTTGCTAAAGGTCGTAACATTGGTGTCGGTGTAGTTACACTAAATTTTATTAGTGAATTGACAAAGTTTAAAGAAAATACTCTAGATTTTTAGAGTCATTTTTTGTATATTTATATATGTCAAACCACACTAAACTAAGAAAGATTATTTCTGAAATTGCACATGATCTTGGACTAGATAAGAAACTCGTAAGACGTATTCTTATATCTACTTTTAGAGAAATAGGCTTTGCTATTATTCTAAGAGGTAGACCAGTTATGTTCAGAAAATTCTTAAAAATTGTTTTTGCAATACGTGCAGGTAAAAAGATGCACGAAACTTTTAACAAATATGAAACACGAAAAAAATGACAAAATTAAAAACAGTTAACATTAAAGGTAAAGAATACGTTGAAGTTAACGAAAGACTAAAACACTTTAGATCAAACTATAATGGCTGGTGTCTTACATCAGATGTTGTAGAACTAACAGATGAACGTTGTGTAATTAAAGCTACAATCTTTGATGAGAATGGAAACATACGCGCCACAGGGCATGCGTATGAAAAAGAAGGTTCGTCCTTTATAAACAAAACAAGTTTTGTAGAAAACTGTGAAACATCAGCTTGGGGCCGTGCTTTAGCTAATCTTGGTATTGGTTTAGATACATCAGTTGCCTCATATGAAGAAGTAGCTAATGCTGTTAAACAACAATCTACACCAGCAGCCAAACCAAAACTTGATGAAGATAAATTTAACAATATGTTAAAAGCTATTGAAGCAGGTAAAGGTGATGCTGTAAAAGCTAAAATGCCTAATTACGACATACCAGAACATATGTTGAATGTATTAAATGATAATCTTAAATCTAAATAATTATGGATAATGTAATTGCATTTAACTTGGCTAATTGCCAGGTAAAACCTACAAGAGTTGTAGAAAATAAAAAGTATTTTAGTGAAGGTGCATACAGATGTCAAGTTTTGTCGCTATCTAATTCAAAACAAAGATCTAATTACAATGGAGCTCCTTATGTTGAGTTTGATGTTGTAAATGAACAAGGAGAATATGGTAGAGCAAAGTTTTGGGCTGTACGTGAATCAGATTCACCTAAATCAAAAGAATGGAAAACTAACACATTACATGAGTTTTTAACAAACTGTGGTGTAAAAGATTTTTCTAATGATGTAGAATCTATGAAACAAGCTGTAGGCAAATGGATAAATATTTGTTTTACATTTGAAGAATATATGACTATGAAAGACAATCAGCCAGTAAAACGAAAAGCAATACGCTATCGTTGGTCTAGTGCTGATGGTAAGAAAATTAAATATGATCCAAAATACAACAAACCTATTTCAGATGTAGAAGAACAAGAGTATATAAATGCTAATTCTCCACAATCTATGGGTAGTTTTGATGAACAGGATGATTCTTTGCCGTTTTAAATAATTTTGTAGTTTTGTAGTACAACTACATAACTATGATATTCATACCTGGAAATGTACCTTCAAGTAAAAATTCAAAACGTTGGACTGGTAAAATGCTTATCAATTCTAAAACGGTTATGAAGTATATTAAAGATACTAAACTAGATTATGAAAACAATAAGTGTCTATTCAAAGAAATGGTGGCAGGGAAGAAATTTCCTGTCACTATCTCTTTTAAGTTTATCAGGGGTAGTAAACACAAGTTTGATTACATAAACCCTGCACAAACTGTACAAGACCTTATGGTTAAAAATGAATGGATACAAGATGATAATTGTGAATATATGATTCCTTACTTTGAACCATATGAATACAATAAAGAGAATCCAGGCGTAGAAATTAAAATAATATGAAACACAGAGGATTGTTTAATTTATATTTGCAAAACAACAAAGATTACAGTCAAGCATTTGTAAATAGATATGGCGAATTCATAGTCAAATCTGCAAACATTATTTTTGGAGTAAACAAAAAAGAATTTTATTCTAATAAAAGATGGGCACATATGGTGATGGCTAGAAAAGTTGTTACAAATATGTTAACACATTACTATAATTTACATCCAAGCGTTATAGGCGAATGGATAGGTAAAGATAGATCAACAATTATACACAATGGTAAAAAACATGCTGACTGGCATAGATACCATAATGAATATAAAGAAGCATTTAATACATTTATAGAGTTTGTAAGCGATATTATAGACGCTGATGATCTTAAAGATGTTATGGCAACAACAGTCTTAGAAAAATCGAAAGATGAAATGATAGACTACTTGAGAAAAGAAATATTTCTATTAAAACAAAAATTAAAAAATGGAAACAAAATCACAAACTAAAACTAAAAAAAAGATTAACATTGATGGTAAACAACAAAAAGTTGACTACAATGTTTATTTAGTATTACAGAACCTTACAGAGGCTTTGAAACAACATGAAATTGCATTACTTACATGGGTTCATAAGATCTACAATGAAAAGAAAAGACACAATACAGAAGAAAAAATTCTATACACATACTGTATGTCTATTCCAGATGCAACAGCAATATTAACTAGAATGAAAAGAATTGATGAAGAAAATTCCAAGAAAGGATCTGATGAAAGCACAGATCAAATCGGAAATGCAGAGAATAACGGATCTGCTAATACAGAAAAATAATTCTTACGGAAATTCTGCAACACAACCAGCAAAAATCTTTTCAAAAGGTAACGCTGTTGAAAGTATTAGTGCACGCATAGATGATAAACTTATGCGTATAGCTAATAAAGGTATTAACGAAAACACTTTAGACACCATAGATGATTTAATAGGCTATTTAGTTCTGTTGAAAATTGCATGGTTTGAAAAAGAGATACCAGATAATAAATAATTATCTTTGTATTTCTCTTGGACATTCTGTCCTTGTGTTTTCATAGTTTTAGTTGGTTGTCAAAGTCCTCGTATTCACGGGGATTTTGGCAATTATATTATGGAAGAAATAGAATACTGGCAAATAGATAAAATAGAAATGATGCTTGAACTTTGTCCATATGACGAAGATACGAAGCAAGAAATTTTAAACAACTTACCTGATACAAAACAGGAAGCTGATGAACTTTTAAGTAAACTTTGGCATGATCATATACCTCGTGATCCTAGAGATCAATTTGATAAAATGATGAAAATGAACACATTAGTAAAAACTGATTATAAATTTTCGTATATTTGTCAAGATTGTGGTGAACATTTTGAATCACCAAATAAAGAGACATTATGCGCAGAATGCTTAAGTCCAAATATAAAAGAGTACAATCAATGAGACCAAAAGATCACAAAAAGAAAGCAGTTGATCTATTGAAGATTCTTGTTCATTGGATTGAAAACAGCAAATTTGATTATTGTAAAGATGACTTTACCGACATTTTACAGGAGGTAAATGATAGATACGTAGATTACGTTGAGCTGAAAAAAAATCCAAAGTATGAATCTAAAATAGACAACAAAAGCTATAAATAATGAGCAAAAACACTATCGTTTTTGAGGGCGGCATTGACAATATACGCACATTAGCCGATAACTCTCTACGTGTCAGTCTTGGCACACCAGAACTAACAGCAGAAATCGTAGGAAATATGTATAGTATGCTGAAACAACCAGGTTATGTAGTTATATCTACAAAACCAATATCACAACAACAAATAGATGCTGTAGAAGAAGCAACAGTTGATAGAGAGTTTGATACAAAAACTCCATCACAAAGATTGCGATCAGTATTATATGTTCTGTGGGAACAAACACAACCAAAAGAAGTTGGGCCTGATGGAAATACAGTTTATGTAGATTTTGATTTATTTTATAAAAGAAAAATGAATGAACTTATTCGTTTTGTAAAAGATAAACTATCATGACCTATAAAAAAATTATTATCTTTGCACGCCCAAATAAATAGAAATGAAAGATAATAGAAGTAAATATGGAATTATAATAGAAGGACTATTTATGTATGTAGGCTTTTTATCTATGATTATTTTAATTATCTACAATCTACTTAATCACTAATGTCAAATATTATTGTAGTCTGGCCTACTCTATAGGCACATTGTAATTAAGTTTAGCTTGAACGCCATTGTATTTATTCCATATAAATGCACTGGCTTTTTTTACATTACCTACAAATCCTTTCATGTCGTGCCACTCATCCGTGGCCGTCATGGAGGATAGGTTTCTTATTGTTAAACCGTTGAGTTCTTCAACAGCTTGCATCTTATAGGCTTTATTAGTATGATAATGTCCACGATGAACCTCTACATGTTTTACTTCACTCCATACATCTCTGTATCTTTGTGATACAATACCAGGCAGATCGTTTAGTTTTGCACCATCTCCATGATCATTAATAACTAAACATTTACCGTAATGATATGATTTCATCATAGACATAGAATTATCTACAGTAACATCTTCATTTTTTTCAAAATATATTTCTAGTGCATCTCCAATATGCATCATAGACTCCCTATCATGATTACCTGGTATTACCATTACATGCACACAAGCTACATCAATTAACATATTTATACATTCTACTAACAGTTTTCTACCAGCCCTATACATTTCCATATGTTTATTGCTATTAAACTGTGGTGTTCCTTTAGTTGTGCTTGGTACAGGCCAATCTCCATCAGCATTTAAAAAATCATTTCCTACAACAAATAGTATTTGATCTATATAAAAACCACTAGACCTTTTAACAAGGTGTTCAAGTGCATCTAACATTCTTTTACGAGCAATGTCGATACTATATTCGTCTCCTTCTATTCCTATCTTTCCTATGTGTAAATCGCACGCATTGATTTCTAAAAGATGTTGATCGTCATCTTTAAAACTACTTGGTCTAATTACTTGTGCAGGTACAGAATCAAAAAGAGGAACTAAGTCTTCGACCAATTCCTCTCTTATCTTTTGTATATTCATTGTAGGATCTATACGTTTTAACCATGCTTTTGTTCTAAACATTGTAACGGTTATTGGTTTTCTTTTTTCATCAAAACCAGTTACCTCATAAGTTCCAATATCATATTTATCTACCTCCCATATATCTAAATCTACATTACAAGCTTTTAATAAATCATCTAATGATTTAACTCTCTTGCTATCTTCACATGTTATGATCGCACCGCTTTTGCTTTCTTCAAATAATGTTTTTTCTTTACTATGTGGGCTTTCAATTTTTTCTCTTAGTCTTCTTGCTATGCCTCTTATTTGTTCGTAATTAACTCCAAATAATTCAGCAGTTTGTGCATAGTCTGCATTAAGTTTTTCAGGATTTGCTAACAGATATTTTTTAATTTTTTCTGTTAATTGTGGATTGTGTTTTGCCATTGCTAAATAGTTTTTCATCCTCATAATGAGGCCCATAACCATGTTGTGACTTTAACACAACATCTTTAGGTAACAATTTAGATTTAATTCTCTTAACTTTTATAGGTTTTAATGCACGATTTATCAACAATGGATTGTTAATAATCTCTTCTTTTGTCCAACCTTTAGCAAAAATACGTTTTGACTTATATTCTTTTTTTGATTTCGGATCAATAAAAGTCCAATCTGTTATCCATATAGGTAATTGATCTTTCATTATCTAATTACAGTCACATCAAGTTCGCCATTTGTTGTGGTTTTTGTAACATAAATATAAAATATATTATTTGATCCTACTAAAGGACTAAGCAAACCTCCTATAACTGTACTAAGCGTATTTGAAGTGCTAGCAGCTAATGAAGATCTACTAGCTAAAAAAGTTGTGTTATCACTAGATCTTATTGATGTATTTACTTCTGTTATAGTTTTAGAAGATTTAGATAATCTATTAATATCTATAGTAGATATGTATACTGAAAAATTTAGACTATTAGATTGATCTTTATTACAAAATACCATATCTCTTAATTGAGATCCCTCTTCTCCAATAAAAACTATACGATCATAATCTGTATTTGATGTTGGTATATTAGGAAAAGTAGCAACACCTAATGCACTTTTTGGTATTTTTTTACCTTCTGCTTCTGATCTTAATTGATTTAATCTTCCAACTGATCCTGTTTCTGTAGTTTGTGTAAATCTAGTAGGTGTGATTTTAACTGGTGTTTGAGTCGTAGGATTATCATCATATGTTCTACGAACACTTGATTTACTTTCTCTTATACCTTTGTCATATTTTGCCATCGTGATCTATGTATTCTATATATACTTCTTCACCATTACTTATCGCTGTTGCAATACGAGGATAAACCCTTTTATACGCATTAACACTTTTACCAATAAATCCATCAGGTAATAATTGGTTGTTCTCTTGACTATCGGCAACCAGCAAACACCCAGCAGTGTGTTCATCAGTGTTTCCAGTATGAATAAGTATATACTCAAAATTAGGAACATCGGTAACATGCAACATACCACGATGTATACCAGGATATTTTTTAGTATATCTTTCATGAAAACCACCTTCTGTTCGTAATTCAATTTTATATATACCTGCAGGTACACGTGTTTCACCACGCACCTTTAATGCTCTTGCTTCATCTTCTAACGTATAAGCAAGAAACTTTCTACCTATATCTGTAACCTCAAAAAGCAGACCATTAGTTGAATCTGCTTCTGAGCTAAAACGTAAAACTTCTAATTTCATTAGTCGTCAGATGCTATACCAGTATCTAAACCATCACACAATAAAAATTGTACTTTTTGTGCAGCTGTAGTTGCAGCAAGATCAATATTATTTGATCCATCACCAGCACCGTCTACATGCATTGGTGAAAATACAGCTTCACCTGGTTTAATAGTAGAAACAATATCGCCATCAGCCTTTACTGTAACTACATAATCAGTATCTACATTTTTAAAAAAAGCAAAAACTCTATCTTTATTATGTCTAGCTAAATTAACTGTAGTATCTGATGTGCCGTCAGTTAAAATTTCTCCAGTACTAATTACTGCTGCATCTGCAGTTTGTGATTGTGTTGTAAAACTTGGTGAAAATGTAAATACTACATTACCAAGAGAATCTGTTAAAGTAAAAGTTCCACTTACTGTTACACTTGTTGATTGAGTTGCCATATCTTTTAAATTTATAATTATGCTGCAGAATCTACTTCAAAGAAAAAATACTCAACATGTACTGTACTTCCAGTATCTGCACGTAAAGTTGTAGTTTCTGTTGTATTTCTTAAAATATTAAACAAAAATTCACCTGGTTCTAATATTCCTACCAAATCAGCTTCACTACTAGGCCCATCATATACTTTTACAAAATTAGTATCATCCATATTTTTAATCATATAAGCTTTACCATTAGTAACTGCAGTAGAAGCTCCAAAAGCTGAAGCGTCTAATCCATAATCAGCATCACCTGCAATATCAGCACGACCTGATTCAATTTGATTTATACCAGTTAAATTTAATGTAAATGAAGCACTTTGTGATTGACTGTAACCCGTTGCTGAATTAGCTGTCATAGTTAAACTACCGTTAAATGTATAATTTGCCATTTTGTATATATTTTAATTTTACAAATATAATAAATTTTAATAACCTGTACCACTTCCACCAAAAGTAGTATTTTGTTGTGTTTGAGCTGGATCTATATCATCAATTTGTTGAATATTTTGTTGAAAACCTGATGACGGTGTAGCTGCTGCACCATGTGTAGCGCCACCCATATATCCTACTTGCCCCTGATACACGTGAGAGTGATATCCTGATAAACCATTAGCAGCTGCATAAGCTAAAGCTTCTTGCACTGTAGAGTATAATGGTATACCATCTATTGTTGTTAATATTGCCATATTATAATAATTTTAATTCGTGACATTTTTCATACTCTTCCAATTCACAATAATATTCAATCATGTTATTTATTAATAAATTCCAATATTCATCATTTTCTAACATATCAGGATCAAATGCTAAATAAATTGGTTGTTCTTGCTTTAAAAAAATATTATCTAAAGAATCATTTTCTACGATAATAGCATAAGCATTATCCATAGCTAATTTAAGTTCATCTTTATTGGTGTTGTTCATTTAATCTTGACATTCTTGCGCCACAACAGCACATATTTTTATCAGCTATCTGCCCACGATATCTCATACCATGTTCAGCTTTTTTCTTTTTATATCTACTAACTCTTCCTTTTGTATTTTTTTCTTTTTGTGCTCTTGCTCTTTCAGATTTTGATAATTCTGACCAAGTAGAAGGCGTATCTTTACTTATACGTTTTGTAGGACGAAAAGTATTTTCACCACCACTATAATCTTTTTTACCACGAGGTGTGCGCCAGTCTTCTTTGAACCAACGTTTTAATCTTAATCCAGCTTTTGTTTTACGTACAGCCATAATTAATCATGTTGAAACCTCATTCCTTGTGCGGCTTTCTTTTTCTTTGATTTATTTCCCCAGTTTGCGGCTCCAACTTTACGACACTTAGCCATTGCACCACTTCTATATGCAGATGTCTTAGGTCCGTAACGAGCTACTACTTTATGATAACAAGCGTCTTTAGGCATTTTTTCTTTTTTTACGTAGGGCTTCTTTACCCTTTTTAAATATACTAACTACTTGGGTTTTACCCATAACTTTTGCTCTTTGTTCCCCAACAGTTAAAATTTGTATTTTCCTTGCATAAGGTTTACTAATTTTTTTAACTTTAGCTACAGTAGCCCTAGCATCGGAAGGTGTAGCAAAACGTATACTAACAGTGTCTTTTGGATTTTCATCCGTATATAATCTTCTACCAGTACCTTTTGGTTTTTTACCTGTTCCTTTTTTAGGATCTTTATTTTTTCTTTTTGCTGGCATTTTTATGTACCTTTTGTATATCAAAACTAGCAGATAAACTACCGCCAGGATGTCTTTTGAAGCCTCCTGGAGGGTTTTTCATTAATTTATAGTTATTATTGCCTTTTTTCA